ATTTTGCAGGTAATTTCGACTCTCCTGCGAATGAAAAAGACTATGAATTAGTTGAATCAGGTGATTTTTCGTTAGGTGAAGTTCCTTTAGTGACTGTTTATGCAGGAAAAACAGACACGATGACAAGTAAACCTCCTTTATTGGACATTGCTTATTTAAATTTGACACATTATCAGCGTCAAGCTGATTTAATTCATAGTTTGCATGTTGCTTCCCAGCCATTACTGGTAATGGAGGGATGGGACGATCAAACTAAAGACACTGCGATTAGTGTTAACTATGCAATGGCAACCCAGCCAGGAAATAAAATCTATTATGTCGAACCAGCAGCGAGTGCATTTGAGGCGCAAGCGGCTGAAATCCAAGAGTTACAACTCCAAATGGCAACACTCGGCATTAGTACGCTTTCGCAACAAAAGTTCGTGGCAGAGTCGGCGGACGCAAGAAGGCTTGACCGAGTGGATACTAACTCCATGCTCTCGATGGTTTCGTTAGATTTAGAGCAAAAAATGCAAAAAGCGTTTAATTTATCGGCTGATTATTTGGGTTTAGAGCCACCAGAGATCAAAATTAGTCGTGATTTTGATATTGATAGACTAATAGGGCAAGATATTACAGCTTTAACTTCTTTGTTTGACCAAAATGTGATTGATAGAGAGGAATTTAGAGAGATTTTAGTCCAAGGTGAGGTTTTACCTAATGCAAATGAAGTTGAAAGTAATTAGTAGACTAGAATAATAAAGGAATACTTTTTTTGTTATGCCTTCTGTAGAATTAGTCGATGGAAAATGGGTTTCCGTCTCAGGTGTTCGAGCAACTGATTTAGATGCTGGAAAAGTCATTACGACTCCAGAGGTCAAGCCAACTCCAGTACCTGAAGCTGCACCTAAAGCAACAAAAACAACTACCCCTAAAAAAACTGACGCTTAATTATGGAAGAAAAAGTCATCCAGCAAGAGTCCGTGACTCCTGTTGAGCAGCCCGTGGTTGCTAAAGCTGACGAAAATAAAGCTCAAATTCAAGAACTTGATCGTATCAAGGCTGAATATGAGCAACAAATTTCTACGTTAAAAAAAGAGCTTTCTACAGCACAAGAAGATCGTTTAGGAGTTAAGCGTAAGCTAACGGAGGTTTATGACCAGCAAGAAACCAAAAGGAAAAAAGAGCTTGAAGACCAAGGACAATGGAAAGACCTATGGGAAGAAGCCAACAAAACAGCCCAAGAAAAAGACTTGCAAATAAATACTTTAAATGAAGAATTAAAGAATTTAAAAAGCTCGAATGAGACTGCAAACATTAAGACTTCTGCACTTTCTGCTATCAGCAATTCTGGAGCAGTAAATGCTGAACAAATGTTATCGCTTCTCCAAGATAAACTTAAGAAGAGTGAAACAGGAGAAGTTGTTGTACTTAATGGAGGTGTTGAACAGGATTTAGGAACTTATATAGGGAACCTCAAAAACCCTGGAAGTGGATGGGAACATCATTTCAAACCTAGCGCTGCGGCTGGCATGGGTGCCAAACCAACACCTACATCAAATGTCTCTCCAGGTATGACTAATCCATGGAAAGAAGGTAGTATTAACTTAACAAGGCAAATGATCCTTGAGAACACTGAACCTGATCTTGCAGCCGTGCTCAAGAAAGAGGCCAGTGCTTCTTAGTTAGCGTCCGTGACGTTAACAACCGAGTCCGTGACTTGGAACCCCGCAAAATTATCCTCCTAATTAGAAATGGCAGCCCCGTTTCAGAATTATTCTGGCGGTGTCCTACTTGCGGACATCGTTAAAAGAAATAATTTGTCTCGCTACGTGCAAGAGGCAATCAAAGAACGCAGTCTTTTTGTAAAGAGTGGAGCAGTTGTAAGAAACAGCTTCCTTGATTCAAGAGAAGGCGGCACACGTATTCAAGTTCCTGAGTTCAATCCTGTTGCACCAACAGAAGAGGTAATGAATGGAACTGCTACTTGGGGAACCTCAAGTGCTGGTTACTTAACACCTCAGAAGATTGGTACAGCAACTCAGATTGCAACAATCATCCACAGAGGTTTCGCATATGCCGTAGATGACATTGCGACTCTTGCTGCTGGTGAAGATCCAATGAATGCAATCCGCAATCAACTTGCAGATGCAATCAATAAGCTAAATAGCCAAAGATTGTTCTATCAATTGCATGGTTTATTTGGTACAGCTCTTAGTGCTAATGCTTCTGACTTAGCTAAAGCTGCTGCTTCTGGTGCTGCTGAAGCTAACTATTTAACTGCTTCAAACGTAGCAACAGCAAGAGCTTTACTTGGAGAGCGTGGTGATGAGCTAGATACTCTTATTGTTCACCCAAATGTAGGTTTCTATCTTTATCAGGTAGGACTATTAACCTTCTCAACTTCTTCACTAACTTCTGGTGGAGCTGTTACATGGGGTGGTGGTGGTGCTGGTGTCAATGCTAGAAGCATTGGTCAATTCGCTGGCATGAATGTTGTTATGGATTCTCAGGTGAATGCTGTTCAACCTGGTTCTTCTGGTCATATCAAGGAGTACTACTGCTACTTGGTTAAGTCTGGAACAATCATGGAAGGTGTTCAGCAAGATCTAAGGATCGAGGCTGACAGAAACGTACTTTCTAAGCAGGATGTACTTTCTGTTGATTACCACACTTGTTATCACATTATGGGTACTAAGTGGGGCAACGCTGCTGACAACCCAACCAATAGTGTTCTTGGCAATAAGGACAACTGGACTGCAACTTATGATGCAGACCTAATTCCTATGGTTCAGTTAACAGTTAACACACCACTAGACACATCAACACTTTGATTTAATCTAAGTATGGCTCTCCATAGAGTCTGCATAAAAGGGCCTCACTTTCGGGTGGGGCCTTTTTATGACGCTACAATAAATATAATGTTTGAAATATAGGCGTGGCAGCAACTATTTCCGCCACTTTGAAGGGTGAGAGTTCCAATAGTTACGTGACATTGGCGGAGGCCAATAGTTACTTTGAGACTTCTCCTGATGATTCAACGTGGACAAATAAGTCAGACGATCAAAAAAATCGGGCATTAATTTCTGCATGTCGTTGGATTGATAGTTTGAATTTTTATGGTGATCGATGTGATGAGGCACAAGCATTAAAATGGCCTCGAAATAATTTTCAAGTTGATGATGTTGAACTTGATTGCAGTTCAATTCCTAACAAGATCAAATATGCTCAATATGAATTAGCAAGAGCATTGGCTAATGATACAGATGCAATGACAGGGAATACAGGTACTGCGGGTGTTGCAAAAGAAGTCGAAATGGGTGAATTAAAGGTGAAATACAACGAAGCTAGTCTTGCTACTGGCAACGTTAATAATGTTTTTGACGTTTATCCTTGGTTGCAGTCCTATCTTGGTGCTTATTGTCTTGGTGGAGCTGGTGGCTATCAAGTTCGGGTAGTTAGAGGTTAATTATGGCAAAAATTGATGATGTCTTTGGAAATGTACCCGCAAGTATTTTAAATACATGGGGTCAAAGTTTTACTTTTATTAAGTCAGTCACACCAAAGACTTATAACCCAACAACAGGAGCTGTTACTGGATCGGATACAAATGTAACAGTAAAAGGAGTTATTACGACTTTAAATTCAAGTGAAGATGAAGGTTTATATCAAACAACTGATGTAAAGATGATTATTGGATCGGAAGAATTAGGAGATTATTATCCTACGGAAGCAGATCGTGTTCAATATGCTCAGGCAGGAGTGACAAGAGAGGGGAAGATTATAAATATCAAGACAGCGAGAGGAGATAAGCCTATATTTCATACATTGATCGTGAGGCCGCAGTGAAAATACCTTTCAAAAGATTTGCTGTACAAGCAGACAGAATGTTTGCTGAAATTGTTGCAGGTCAAGCTTTAGAAGCAGCAGAAGAGACTGTTGCGGAACTACAAGCTTTAGGGCCACAATGGTCAGGAGAATTTAGTAATTCTTGGAAAATAGAAACAAGGACACAAGTAAGTGCAGGAAAAGGGCAGAAAACATTTCCTATTACTTTAAAGGCTCCAAAACCAAGAGGTAGAGATGTTCTTAGAGGTAATACTTGGTTTGTAAGGATAGAAAATACGGCTCCCTACGCTGCTGTTGCAATGGATTTAGAGGAAGGGAAGTTTTCAAGAAAATTCTATCCGAGTGGGCCTATTAATAAATCAAAATG